GCGGGTTCTTTAAGCTAATGACTACTCACTTTAATCCATCATCCAATCTAACTAAAGATTAAATAAAGGGGTGAGCAGGTACGGCTTACGTAAGGTCGGCGTCAAACAGTGGCGGAATGCCAATGAAAAACCCAACCTGATAATCATCACCAGCAAATCTATATTTAAAATATGATGATGATGATAACGATGACAGTACACCAATCCCATAAGGACTACTGTATTCATCTATAGGCGGAGCATAGGTAGCATAATTGTTCCTATCAGCAGTATTCAACCGAGCCAACCTCGCAGATAACTCCATATATGGTGCTAAAGACACACATGCGCCTGCATCTGTAGTGGTATCCTGCGCAATGACACTACTGTGCGTAGGGATAATTAAATTTGTATTGTTGAAAACAGCATTATTAACAACTTGATACATAAAAGATCTAAATATTGACCTATTAGAATTCTCAATACCGGGCATAACCCTATAACCACAAGAACCCCTGTTATATGCATAAAAGGAAGAAAACAATGATAAAGGATCTCCCGTACCACTTGAAATACTAAAAGCAGATGCTGAAATTCCACGGCCCATAGATCCAATCTCAAAAGGACTACAACTATGAAAGTTACTAGCAACAGCTGCGTACTCTTTCATATATTGAGCTCGCTTAATAACATTATAGACAGATACAAGTTTCTCGCCCATGACATATTTATCAGGAGCATAATTTGTTACTGGTAATGAAGCATTACCAATAACATTATCCTTATCATTGAGTTTGGTTTGTTGCGGTAATCCACTTTGTGTTGCAAAAGCAGTATTGTCTGAAACCACGGGAGTAAATTTATATTCCGTCAAAGGCGCACTAAAACCAGCAACCTCAAAATCGGGCCCAGCACTAATTTCAACGAGAACATCTATACTGGATGAAGCACCATCAGGTGCGACTAAAGGATTGAGTACGTGTACATAAAAAGACCCTAAAAGATCATCACCATCAATCCATGGATTATTATGTGTGTATGGTAAGATGAAACTAACTTCATTAGACTCTCTCAAATCTACAATCTCCCTTAACAAGTAGTTAGTATCATTTACTGCAAGTGTTCCAGGTGCTGCACCATTAGGATGCGGCAAATAACTACACACAACTCTTCCAGTATGAAATTCAGTCTTAACAAACTTAAGTGTCAATTTAACGGACCCTCTATGATACCTAAAATAATTCATGAAAAATCCGACAGGGGTGTAATAAGCAACTCTCCAGGTGCTCACTCCATCTGTGATACTAGCTGTCTGAAGAAATGAACTGTTAGTGATATCGACATCAAATAAAGTATCATTATATACATCGGTCGCAGCCCACGTAAACTTATCAAAGTAAACATTTTTGCTTAAAATGTAAGCAAAGGTAGCTTCATCTAAGTCTGTAGGACCCAATCCTGGTAATTTCTCCAACTTATTCCTAACAGAATAAGATAGAATTTCATCATGTGTTCCAACATCAGAGTGCTGATGATGTGTGAAAACACTCTTCTTATATGGTTCCATAGTCATCTCAGAACGAGGATTACTAAATCCGAAGAAAGATGCCACTGAGTTAACAGCATCACTAACCCATGAAACCGTACCTGCTATATCTGAAACAACAGGAATATGTAATGAAGCTATAGTCCCTGCAGTATCACCTATAACACGAGACATATTAGCTACAGGGCCTTGTTCATTCTCAACGTCTGTTACATCTTTATCCTTACTCTTACTTTTCTTCTTACCTTTGATAAGAGACTGAGTAAGAAAACTAGTAGGCAACGTAGGTATTTCTAATTCAACATCCTCAAAATGAACCCAGAGAGAATAATCTGCATTAGCCCCACCTACACCATAAGCAAGAGGTGAATATACAGATACGTAAACAGCTCCCATCTCTCCATCACCCGTATTTAGATCATAGTAGAGTTTGGGGCTCATATACGGGATCACCAACTGAGCTTCAGACTCAGTATTCGCATCTAATTGCACGTTTGGCTGTTGCGTCTTTAAAACAAGGTGTGCATTCCTATTACTAGGAAATGAACCCGGAACCTGTGCTTGAGGCAAGAAATGCATAATCAATCTACCTTGACAAAATCGATTAGCATTCACTTGTAATGTCATAACAGCAGTGGCTCTAAAGTTAAGAAAACCTTGAACTTTAGGTGTATAAATAGTGTTATTAAGAGCCTCAAACGGCATATCAACTGCTATGAACGTGCCAGATGTACTTGTTGTCCAAGTTCCAGACCTCAATAAAACTGGTCTCTTCAAGAATTGTTTAATATCTTGAATAGATGTAACAACTTGAGACTTAATCAGATCAGCACTAAGCTGAACATGATTCGGGAATTCATATTTTTGACTAATAGTGTCATTAATCACAGTAGTAGTACTATCAGTTCCTACTCTATCATTAGAGACTTTAGCATCATTATCAAGTATTTTAGTGTTGTCTTCCATAATAAAATAATATTGTTTTAAGTTTTTGTGAATTAACGATTTCACGAAACGAGGAGAGTTGGTGACTCCTACACTCACAATAAGAATTCTTGATTGACAGTTTGTCTCAGGATCTCTTCATAATGATTAATATATGGCGGTTCATATGGCATATCACTAAAGGCTTTCTTTACCTTACCACTAAACTCCGTATAAAATTTTTCACCATGTAAGCTTGCTTCTCTGAGTGACTGATCAATATTAACATACATCTGATCTAACACGTTCTTTTTAGATCTAGCCCAATATGGAATCTCATGTATAACAGTAGATTCTAATGGAGCAACATATCTATTAAGTGTATTATCAAATCTAAATGATCTCTTTAAGAAAGAAATTTCATTAAGATTTCTACTTTTACTAACTTTGACTGATCCTTTAGTTTCATCTGTATATTCAAATCCAATTGTAGATAAAACTTCAGTTATAGTGTGTTGATTAAATGTATCTAATGCAATCTTCCGAATACACGCAACATTATCATCACCATAGCACATCAATCTAACGTTCTCATTAAAATATTTCAAACTATTCAAATCACCAAAGTGTGATTTAACCCAAACATATCTAAATAAAAACATATTAGTTATAGTATTCACTATCGTAGTGATTGGGTGACCTGATGGCAAAGACCCACTCCAAGAATAAATTATATCACCTAGGATATGTAATGAAAATTCTAAAGAATAAAACATGTTCATACGTATAGTACTTTCATTATCTGTTCCATCATACCAGTTATTAATAAATTCACAAGCAACATTATCAATTTCTGGATGATTGTTACCATCAAAATGAGCATAATCACCTGCTACGAAGTCTTCTCCAACTTCTTTGAGATATTTTACCACTTCATCCCATTCACTACTATAAGGATTTACTCCTACAGCACTACCTGAGTGAATTCTCGATCTCATAAAGTTTGCCATGAATCCTAAGAAATACATTCTAAAAGCAATTACATATGCCAAAGGCGCTCCAGACACTAAACGTGACTTTCCAAGTTCAACTTTTTCACAAGGCCTTCTTTCATCTTTAAGAAAATCCTTGAAAATCACACTTGGCATTTCTCCTTTTGCATATTTTCTTATGATTTCATCGACTTCTTGTCGCAGAGCTGCAACCCTATCATTTTGCAAATCGTATTTTTCTTCACTACCGAAGAAATATTCTTTTCCTTTGGTACCCTTACATTCTACTTCACAATAAGGATAACCTGCAGATGTACCTCTAGGAATTGCTTCAAAGAAGACTTCTCCAGGTATACCTATAATAGCCTCTTCAAAAGTCATAACTCGTTTGTGTTTAACACCAACTAAGTTCATAGAATCGGTTATAGTTTTGAAAACATGATCCATGCAACCTACTATTTCTTTTCTTGGTATGTGATAAACATCATACGAATATTTTGACCGTGCTTTCTCCATAGGATCTATCACAATGCCATCCTCGTTTTTAAACTTAGTCAGATATGCAGGCTTTGTAGTTGGAACACTCCATGCACCATAACAAGCGGTCTGCGTTAACCTAGACTTTATACTAATACTCGATGACAAGTCTGTTTTTCCTATAACATCAAATCCATCAAATTTCACATTACACTGCTTAACAAACATTTCTTCAGTTACCAATTTATCATCAGGAAATGTTTTAAAAGCTTTTTGTAATGCTTCTTCGGTTATAATATTAGATAAACTCATGTGATAATCGTTCCCTGCTACATGCATTCCAATAATCTTAGCATTTCCACTTCCAATATCATTTAAAAATAATATTGAACCACAATCACCTCTACGAGTAACCGCATTATACTTGATGGCTGTGCTTAATTGTCTAATTTCATCAGAATCTTCATGATAATTAGGAATATCTTTAACTACAGAAGCTATAGATATATTTCTACATACATTCTTCTCATCATTCACGTGTAAGACCACACTAGCCTTAGCCAATCGGTCAAACATAGAATCACAAACGAAAAACTTAGATATATCTGCATGTATAGGAAAAATTTTTGGCATTTCAATAATGGTACAATCATTTGTTTCAAAATCAACTCTCTTCAGAGCTAACAACTCATCAGATTTGATAATAAACCTCTTTTTGCTACCACATTTCTCAAAAATTACTTCCATGGTCTCATGTACCAAAAAAGAAGATATATAATGATTAGGCAACATCATAAGTCTCCCTTTCACAAATGTAGAAAATCCAATTCTAGTACCGTCAGAATGAAACATAGTATAATGATTTTTAGAAATTACTTTTTCTATTATATTTTCCATGTTGGTGTCAAATCCACCTTTACATGTAAATGCATTACTTTTGCTTTGTAACCATTCTTTATACTTACCATTCTTTTCTTTCTGATTTTTGGTCCTACCTTTATCTCCAACAGATTCAGAGTTAAATGTATCACTATGTTGTTTTGCAGGCGTAAATAATCCTCGCAATAACATAACACTACCGATAGTTGTAGCTAAAAAACCAACAACTTTGATCAATGGATACTTATTTAATGTTGAAACTAACCCAGCTTTTAAAGCCGCTAATTTTTCAGATGAATATTTAACATAATCTATTTTCTCAACATTGACGACTAATTCTTTATCAAATTTATTATTTAATAAGAAACTTCGGAATTCCAATATAAGCACGTCGAATTCCGTGTCATCAGCTTGCAAAATCTGATTTATATCATCCCAATGAGCGCTACAGGTTTGTTCAATTGATAACATCACTCCCTCTGCTTGAGCTTGGGATACAACGTCTACAATCATAGCCAACATTTTATTTGCTTTGATATCTCCTTCTTCAATCTTTTCATTTAATTTAGTAACACATGGACCTTTCTTAACGGTTCTACTTTCCATGAACCTACCTTGTGTAGTAAAAGCGCGACCCATTAAGATCTCGCACTTCTTACGATGATGTTCTTTAAGTTCGCTATGTTTAGAAACCATTTCATCTACTACATCTTGGTAAGACATTTTAACGCCGTAATCTAATCCAGTTTTAACACTAAATCTAACAAATTCTGCTGCGTCTAGATCAATTGCAGATTTAACTTTTTCAATATCTAAACGTCTCAAATGATCTTCAGCAGCAGCATTTAAAGCATATTCTGGACGAATATACATTTTATATGCCACATGAAACCTACGCTCCAAAGCTTCAGAGAACCATATTGAATTAGGTTTGAATGTTTTCATATTACTATTACAAATAATAATTTCAGACTTAAAGCAAGTACTACTCTTTTGTTCTACAGCTGACATATGTAAATGCGCTGGAAAACAATTTGAACATCTGATTAAATTCATAAACTCATTATCAGGTTGTCCTGGAACATCTTTCATTTGACCGAAATCATCAAATATAGTCAGAAAACTCAATGGTGAATAACCATCCCAATAAACATTTTCTGCTTGTCTACTATGAATCAATAATTCATGATTTCTCTCAAATATAGATCTCAATTCATCAGGAATACACCTATTAAGTAAATCAAATGCCAACAAATGCATTATGTTAGATTTACCATTGCCAGGAGGCCCACTAATTAGTGCCGTCATTGGTACCATTCGTGAACCCTCTCCAAAAATATCATAATTCTTAAAAGAATCCTGAACTTTAAGGAGGTTCTTCAATAATAAAATCACATAAGTTCTCATTTCTGCATAATCTTTTCCTTTGAATTTCAATACGAATTGTTCTCCAATTCCACGTATTTTACAGACATGCCAAAAACTATCTAAATCATATTTCAAAATTTGACCATTAAATTCAGTTGTTATCTTTGCAACTTCGTCCTGCCAAATGTCAAATTCTTCAATTCCTGAAATAGCTTTTTCTATATCATCATGTCCTAAAACATATACCTTGATAAATCTAACTAACTTAACGATAAGTTCTCCAATATTTTCTAAAGTAAATTTAACTCCTTCAAAGAATTTTGGAACCTGTCCTACTATTCCTACTCTAGATTTACCAAAGACCGATTTATATTCAGATCCTATCACCAAAAATGAGAAGACACCTACTAACCATGACATTACTTCATTTTGTGAAAAATTTGCTTGAGTCTTAAAGACCTCTGGATCTTTCTTTTCAAACAATTTCTTAACAAATTCACACAAATCATCAGGCAAGACTGTCTTCAACATTAGTCCTGATATTGTAGCATACAACATATTCTGATATCCAAATTCACTGCTTAAGTTCACAAGATTATATGCAAACATTAGAGAACAAGGGACAATAAAGAACTTCTTCTTGTCAGTAAGAAAATTGTCAAGATCATTTACTTTGTCTTTAAAGTCAAATTCTTTAATAGTTAACATAATATCATCTAATTTTTTAGAGAATTCTTCATATGCGTCATACACACGATCAGATACATCAATCTTAGGAAAGAAATTCATCTGAGTATAGAAAGGTCTTACACTTTCTAAAATGTATTGTCTCAACGAATTCGGGAAACCAACGTCTGTTACTACGTCACGAGTGTAAACACTAGTTTTATATCTATTAGTCATGTACACATATAGTTTAGGAACTCCTCCATATGCATAGACATATTTAGATATTTTAGTACACCTACAACAAAAATAACAGAAAATAGTGTCGTCTCCACAATTTGGAAAGGTTTCACACACGCTTAAATCTCGTGTGCTAAATTTTCCAACCCAGTCCATCATAACAGAAAGTTCATATGTAATGCTATTTGCTTGAACAAGTACATCTGCTCTATGCTCATAACACTCATCGAATTTCTTCTTTGCTTCAGCTAAACTCATAGTCAACAATTCAACTGGTCTTACATCATTACGATCTTTAAATAGACCCTGAGTTCTAAACTCATAAGCTCTCTCAACCAATTGCATATTGACGTGTTTTCGCTCTCTAAGACTAGCTTCATAACAACTAAAACACTCTTTCATCTCATTTTGACTTCTCTGTAGATTAAACATGACTTCTCTACAAAGAGTAACGACGAGATCACTCAATAAGTTGGGAAAATTGGTTTTAGTGCTAAATATCTGCATCTTAGAAAATACAACATTACCACTCAAATCACACAACATCAAGAACTTCACACAGGGATCATAAGTATCGCGCGTAATAAAATTCGGCACAATATCTCTGAGTCTCTTAGTTAATTTCTCAATTTTAGCCAAAATCTTTTGGCTTTTGGTCCATCTACTTAGTTTCAATGGATGGGGGGGGGGCTTAATTTCAGGAGATGGGGATCTATCTCCGGAAGTCGAAAACAAAGTGTCATCAATCCATTCACTAAAGTGAATGTTTTCAGACATCTTTGGTGGTCTAAATGCCTCCAAATTCAAATCATACTTGTCTAATGCAAGTAGATCATCATAAGGATAATCAAACAAATTTTTAGTTCTACTGCGAACTGATTTGTCATAACTGTAATCAACACTAGTAAGATTCATGTTAATTGACATAATTGGTTATAAAAAGTACTTATATT